TGCCTAACGGAAAATTAGTTGTAAGTGAACATCTTGTATTTGTATCATAAAATTTAAGAGAAAAAAGAAGGTGAATTAAAATGGAATGGACTCCGATTATAGATTGTGCTTACGATGCAGATATCACCGTGGGTACTTTAACGAGTGATACATACCCTGTCACTATACAACTAAAAGATTTTGCAGGCAAGAATTTGAAAGTTCCTGCCGGAATAATGGCATATTATTCAGAAGTTTCAACTGGTCTTGTCCCTTCAACTGTGACTACAGATTTAGCAATAACATCAGGTGGAGCAGGAGCTGTATTAGTTCTCCTGTCAAACTATTTGTATCTATTAGTCAGTGAAGAGGATGGGACTATTGCTGTAGATTCTGAAGATGATGGCACTACTGACCAATATCTTGTACTGGTTATGCCAGACGGTAAATTAGTTGTAAGTGGTGTACTAACATATTAAAAAATAAAGTAAATAGGGGGGATTGATTTCTCCCCTGTTTAGAAAGGAGAATTATAATGATAGAGATAAAAAAACATGTAGCTCAAGGTTTCGGAAAAGGTGAACTCTACGATATATTAGTGCAGTTGCAGAATATGGGTTTGGCAGTAGGTGGTGAAGTATACTTTGTAGATTGTAATTTTGGAAGTGATAGTCCACAATTTGGAAATAGTTGGAGTACTCCATTTAAAACACTTGCTTATGCTATTACAGTCAGTAATGCCAATATTGCTGCCGGTGCTGCTGGATGGGCTTCAAGAAATTCCATTTTGCTAAAGGGTGACTCCTGTGAAGAAGATTTAACTGTACCACCTGTAAAATGTGATGTAATTGGAGTAGGTTCTAATGACGCTTTTAATAAAACTGAAATTAAAGGTGAACACGCTTGGACTGGTTCTGGTACATTAATGAGTTCTGGATTTTACAATATCCAATTTGTTAATGATGGAGCTGCTGCTATCTTTACTGTGGCTGACTTAACTGGGCTATACTTTGGAGATTGTGATTTTGTAGCTGAAGCAGATAGTATTCATGCTATTCATATAACTGGTACAACTGGACATGACCTAAAAGTAATAAACTGTCGAATGATTAACGATGAATATGATGACCCATTTGATACTGCTGCAATATTAATCGCTACAACTACAACCTTCTGGAATCTTGAAATAAAGGATAGCTTTATAGAGGGAGACATTGGAATTAAAATTGACACAACTAACTTACGTAATGGTATATTACAGAACTGCACAGTTGTAGCTGAAGACTTATGTCTTGATGATGATTCAAATGATTTATTAGTTGTAAAAAACACTTTCATTCAAAAATCTGCAAATTCAACTAATGATATGCTTGATTATAATGTTAACTTGGCTGCTGGAAATATTGCAACTGGTGAAACTAATACTAATGATGCACCTGTAGTCGCAAACTAAAACTAATTAAACAGGTTTTGCGGTTGTCCGATGATACAACCGTAATAATTAAAAAGGGGAAAGTTATTATGCAGAAAATGAACCAAACTTATATGAATGAAGAAGTTATGAAACCTATCATGGAAAGATTTGATAAGTTAGAAAAACTACTTAAAGAAAGTCAAAAAGAAAAAATAATATTTAGAGCAAAGAGAAGATATGTAAAGAAGGATGTAAAAAAAGAAGGTGAAAAGAAATGACAATAAAGATATTACCATTCAATACTAAACTTATTGAGCCAGTCAATACTGATGCTTCAATATATCCGGTAAGAGCATTATTAACAACTAATGGTGTTCAGTATGCCACCGCAGTTAATAATACGGGTACTACCTATGCTGACTTATTCAGTATTAACACACATACCTATTTTCCTCATTTAAAAGGAAAGCTGACTTGGGTATATTGTAATATATCTTTTGAAGCCCTGGGTGGTTCTGCCAACCCAATAATAACTTTTAAACTTGAGGCTAAAAATTCAGATGAATCAACTTGGGTAATACAGTCAGCAGAGGAAACATACCAGACTACTACAGGTTATATAGGGCAAAGATTAGAAGGGTATCTATTAATAACTGCTAGTACCATAGACAAATATCCATTTGATATAAGAGTACAGTTCAAGTCTGATGCTGCAACTGCAAACGAAGATGTAACTATGAAATTAAAGAATGATAGTGTTATAAGAATAGTCGGTTCAAGAGAGTAGGTGATTTTATGTTTGGCGTAGGTGAATTAAGCGGTGTAGGTACTCCCTTATCTCCAAATCGTATAGGTGGCGAAAACTTTATACGTCATATCGGCAACGATAAATTAATATACAATTTTAAGTCTGGAAGCGGCACAACTGTTAAAGACAGGTCAAGAGAAGGTAATGATGGCACATTTGGAGCTACAACTGCTGCACCTACTTGGAAACGTAATGCCTTATATTTTGATGGTGGGGATCATGTAAAATTAACAGGGTATAGTCATGGGATAACTACAGGGGGATTAACGCTTTGTTTCTCTGTTGATTCGCTGGCGGCAGGTGATATAATTTATGGTCAAGAAACTGTTCTATTCTATACCTATGGACTTGATGATGATAGTAAAATATCTTTTTCAAATAAGGTTCTCACAGATGATGTCTCTTCATATAAACCTCTTATATATCAAATTACTCGTGATAATTCTGGAAACCTTGAATGTTATGTAAATGGCAAAGCAAGTGGAAAGGCACAATCTTTGACTACAGATTATACTTATGATGGAACTTCGAAAGCGAAATTAGGTGCAAGTTATCTTCCCAGTGTTAATATTGTAAGCACCATGTATTCTTTCCGTATGATGAATAAAGGTTTATCAGGGATAGAGGCACAGCAGGAGTATTTAAGTCAAAAGTTTAGAGGGAATAATTAAGAAGGTGATTATATGGCTATTTTAGCAACCGCAGCAACTATATTGTCCGGTGTTAGAAGTCTTATCAATGAAACTACCGCCTCGTTCTGGACTGATGCTGAGATTAACGCATGGGTACTTGAAGCACTTGAAGATATTGCACACGAGACCCATTGTTTAACTACATATAAGACTTATACAATAGATGCCGATGATATCTTTGATGAAAGGGAATTAAGATTTGATACTGATTTTATCGCTATAGATGAAGGAAAGATATATTATAATGATATCTGTTGTTATCCCACTACTATGAAAAATCTTTCCCATTTTGATAGTAAATGGCGTTCCAGAGAAGGTACTCCTTCAAAGTATTACATCAGGGGAGATATGTACGGATTTGACCGTCAGATAGCAGCAGGAGACACTATTAAGTTTTATATGATTGAAAGGGCTGTTGAGATATCGGCAAGTGTTGCACCTTTTAACGGTGACCATAGACTTGTCAACTTCCGTAAATTAGCAAGGGATTACGCTGTCAGTCAATGTTGGGATAAGAAGAATGAAGATGGGAAAGCTCAAAGATACATGAATAAGTATGATATGGGATTAATGAGGATGAGAGATTTATTAGGGATTGATTTAGACGGAACATCGCAGATGACACCTGAAAACAGTTTAAGTCATTTTGAAGTAGAAGGAACATGGCCTCCACAATAGGGGAATATTAAGTAAGGAAAAATAATGGCTAAAAGTGTAGTAAAGATATTAGATGACCTTTCTCCTTCACAACTAAAACTACGGAATATGAGCCGACCTATTGGTGGGCTCAATAATATGTTTATCAATGAATTAGGACAGCCGGAGAAGAGGAAAGGGTTTGCAAAATACAATACCACTTCATTAGGTGCATCACATAAGATAACAGGTATGCACCGTTATTACTATGGCACGGCAAGCAAGGAATTTCTTGTTGCATGGAATACCAAATGGTACAAAATGTCCGAAACAACTCCATGGGCTGGTGTTGCCTTATACTCGACAGGCACGACCGATTTCACCACTACTGCTGACCAGGACACCTACTTCGTTGACTTTGGTGATGTCTGCTATTCTGTGAACAGTAAGGGCGTATTTAAGTATGACGGCACTTTTAACCGCATATGGGGAATTACCCCTCCTGCTGCCAAACCGACAGGCGTAGCAGTAGGTTCAGGCGGTTCACTTGGTGCAGGAAATTATAAATATGGCTATACCTTTATAGATGAGGACGGCTACGAAGGGAATATGTCACCTGTCAGTGATGCGATAACCTGTGTGGCAAGTGACAGTTTAACCTTAACTATTGCCGTTTCTTCAGACCCAAAAATAGCTTCTCGTAACATCTATCGTACTTCAGTAGGAGGTGGGATTTATTATTACGAGGGAAAAGTTGATAATAATACCGAGACTGAATTTACTTCAAGTATTGCCGATACTTCTTTAGGTACTGAAGCATCAATTTACCATACTGCACCGCCTACAACTTCTCACTTGATTTGTAAGAGAAGAGAAAGATTATATCTTGCATACGGAGGGTATTTATATCCTTCTGCTATATCAGATGTGGAATATTTCTACCCACTTTACAGATTAAGGACAGGGAATAGCGATAAGATTACGGGCTTGTTAGAGCAGTTAAATGCACTCCCTATAATGACTGAAAGTTCTATTGAAAGATTAATAGGGCAAGATGAGGATAATTTTGAGTTTAGAAATGCTTTTTCTAACAAGGGATGTTATGCACCACGATCACTTGTGATTTGTGATAACCTGCTTATCTATTTAAGTTATAACGGGATATATTACTTTGACGGTACGACCAGCAGTATCTTTAATGTAAAACTAAACGAATATATTAAGGATAATATTAACAGGACTTATATCAGTTTATCGTGTGCTACTTATTTTAATGACAGATATATATTTTCTTACGCCAAAGGGGTTTCTACCGTACCGAATGAAACGATAGTTATTGATATGAAGAACAAGGCAATAAGTATATACGATTATGCTTTTTCATGTTTCTCTAAATGGGATAGAGGGGAATTAAGATTATTCGGGGGCAGTAATACCATAGGACAGGTTTATGAATTAGATTCAGGTTTAGAGGATGACGGGTCAGATATAGAAGCATACGACCAATTAGACTATATAGATTTAGGAATACCCGAAAGGGAAAAGGATTGGTATATTATATATGTAAGGTGTGAATCTACTACTGCAACAACTTTAACGGTATATTATCAGGTTGACGATAATACAGAAGCATCTGTTACTCAAGTATTAACGAAAGATACTGATAAATGGTATGACTTAAGGCTTCCAGGCAGTGTAACTGGCAGGGCAATAAAGATTAGAACACGGGTAAAAGATAAATACGCAATTACCTTTAAGGGATATATGCTTCAATATAGTATTGCAGAGTTGAGGGTATAAAAGCATGGATATTCAATCGGAAGTAAATGAAATATTGCAACCTGTAACAGGTGCTACCGACTTGGAAATGGAAGAGCTAAAAAAGGATTTGAGAATTGTTAAGTTTAAGTTGCAGGAAATTCTTGACGAACTGGAAGGTAAAAGAAAGGCTTCCAATGTTGTTGAGTATAGAGATGTCTATGTCTATAATGATGTAGGGAATTTAGATGCTACACACGATTTTATCATGGATTTTGAATTAGTGGATAATATGACGAAATTGGTGGATTGCAGGGTTTCATTCAGAACAAGGAATTATAGTTCACCTGTAACTTTAGGAGTTTAATATGTCAACAATAACCGCAGTAACATATCCTGTAACTGATGTTACTTCATCTTCTGCACATATTTGGACTGGTGTTTATGTTCCAGATGCAAGTAGATTCTATTATTGTTATGAAGTTTGGAATGTAGATACTAATAGTTGTGTAAAGGATTACTGTGCCCTTGCCTCTAATGGTTGGACTGAAGCTGAACTGGATAGTGTAATAACAGCAGGAATAAGTGCAAATACGAACTATAGATATCGTGCATATGGAAGGATAAGTGAGGGCAGTATATACGCTTACGGTGAGTGGGTTTATTTTTATACAGGAACGCCAGTTGTAACAACTAAAGCAGCTACATCAATAACAAATACTTCAGCTACTATTAATGGAGAAATTATCACAGGCGATGATGTAAATACAGAAAGAGGTCTTTACTGGAAAAAAGGACTGACCGGTGATGAAACAAAGGTAGTAGATGCTGATACTGGCGGTGGCACATTTAGTACAGACTTAACAGATTTAGAACAGAATACAACTTATTACTTTAGGGCTTATGGGGATTTTACAACGAATGGAACTATTTATGGAGATTGGTTAAATTTTACTACTTTATTTATTATTCATTCTGGGGGAGATTGTTCTGTTGGCGTATGTGTTAATGGTATAGCCGACCAGATATTATCTAACTCAATGGTTTGTTGTGGTGAAGTTTCAGATGATGGTGGAGACTTAGTAACAGAAGTTGGATTTGAATATGGTGAATCAGAAGAAGCTATGTGGGCAGTCAGGCAAATAGGTGATGATTTAGGTACGGGTGAGTTTAAGTTGCCTATAGGAGTATTAAAACCCGAAACACTTTATCATATAAGGTTTTTCGCTACTAACGCAACAGGAACTACTTATGGTGAATGGAAAACTGCTACTACGATAGCAGCGGCTTCTTACGGTGTATACGAAGAAGAAACCATCCCGACCATCTGCTTTTATGTATCAGAGGACAGCGGACATACATGGAGTATGAAGTTTGGTCCTTACACGGCTAATCAAACCAATATAGAAATAACTAAAATATTAGTCAGGGGAAGTGGGAGAAAACAGATTAAGTTTACCACAGACACCAAGACGGGAATTAGTGCGAGTGTCCTGTGTAAACTTGATATTAAAACAAGGTGATTACAATGGGGGATTTTATTTAAAGGAAGTGATTTATAATGGCACAAGTTTATAATTGGTACGGTACGGCAAGTAGTTGTCCTGATGCTGCCAATCCTCAAATTGGCTGGTATGCAGGGTCTAATTTTGTTACCTCAAGCTATCGTAATCCCTCTACAGGATTAGCTTATACACCTGCTGAGTTAGGAGGATTGACAGGTGGGAGTACACCAAGTACCCCAAGTACACCAAGTGGTACACCTAATCCAAATTATCCAACAACAGGTTACGGGATAAATCCTAATAGTACAGGTGAGAATAGTGGATTACCGACCTATCAACAGTGGTTTATGCAGCAACAGCAACAAGGAAATTATTCTGATCTTAGTAGTGGAGACCCTGTAGCTGATTATGAAGCATATATTTCAGGACAGGGGTCAAGTATGCCTGCAACAGGTTCTCAATATCCAGTAGCAGGAGCAGGAGCCCCGGGACAACCAGGAGGTATGCCTGCCTTTGGTGAAGGGGCAGCAGCAGGAATCCCCAGTCCAGAAGTAAGCCCTGCACCCCCTTATGAAGTATCTCCTGAAATGCAGGAAATGATGGACTTATACGGAGGTAAAGTAACTGACTGGGTAGAATCAGGAGGTTATGGACTTTCTCCTGAAGTACAGGCACAGATGATTCAATTACAGACTGATTCCTTAAAAGCACGGGAAGCTGAAAATATCCGTGTGACGACCAACAACATGGAAAGACGTGGTATCACCAACTCAGGATATCTACAAGCTAGTAAAAACATGATAAGTTCCAACACCTCAAAAGAGATAGCAGGTGCTATAGCAAATGTGCAGATTAAATCTGCCTTAATGAAAATGGAATCCTTTGAAAAGGGAATGGGTGCTATGGCTAATTTCTTGGGATTTATGAGTGAACAGAGTCAACTTGCCTATGCTCCTGAATTTGCCACTTGGCAAGCAGAACAGATGGCAAAGATGCAGACTTGGCAGGGTAAAATGGATATATATAAGATGGAACTGAATCAAGCCTATCAGACCCAGAACACACTATTACAGGCAGAGATACAGAGTCAACTCAATAATGAACAGCATCAGTTTAATATCGAACTTGCTGAAATGGAAATAGAGTCGAACAACAAAATAGCGATGTCTCAAGGAATAGGAGGAATATTCGGAACCATATTAGGTTTCATATTCGGAAAGTAATGATTAAAGAAATTAAAGATATAAATACATATTTAGAGATATGCGATAAACTTGAATATACAGACTGTAAGTTAAGCAAAAAAGCATTATACGGTTTTATGGTTGCAGGAAAGAATGTTCATGTTTATACCACGATAGAGGAAGAAATGAAGGGTTGTGCTGTCATATCTGTAAATAACGATATTTCAGGTGATTTAACGCTATCCGTAGTGTTCTTGTGGATGAACCCCCACTATAGAAAATTATGGAAAAATTATATGAAATTTATAGAATTAAAGGCAATAGAGTTTCATTGCAAGAAGATATCTTTCACAACCTCAAGAAGTGAGAAATCTATTGAAAGACAGATGGGAAAATATGGATATAAAAAAGTATATTCCATTATAGAAAAGGAAATTAAGGAAGGTGATTTGATATGACAGGAACTTTAGGATATGGTTTACAAGCGGCAGTAGGTGGTTTTCAGACCGGCTTTAATATGGCTCAAAAGAAAACAGAGATGGAATGGCAGAAAAAACAGCAGAAGAAGTTAGAAGAAAAGCAATTAAAGATTCAAGAAGGTGCTACTATTTACAGTAATCTGGTAGCCCAATTAGGTGCTGATGGTACTTATTCTGAAGATGATATGATGAAACTTAATACTGCTTTTCTGGCTTCAGGTTATGAAGTGCAGGAAGTTTTAAAGAGTTCTCATAATGCGATACAGACTATGAAGAAAGACGAACTGGAAAATGATTATGCAATATTAGATATGTATGCTGAACTAACCGAAAATTTAGACCCTAAAGATATCCAAGGTGTGTTTGATACGATTAAAGGAATGACCAAATCTGAAAAAGGATTAAATCTATTTGAAGCATTTGGCAACCTACAGGATAAAAGATATAAAATATCACAGGAAAAAAAACCATGGGAAGAAGCATCTGTATTACCTTCAGATGTCAGGACAGGGTATTTAAGACAGGAAGGGGTAGATATTCCAGAAGCACCAACCTTTAATGAGAAGAAATTTAATTGGAAACTTGAACAGGTAAATTCAGGAAAGATTACTTTTGAACAATTTCTTAAAAGTGAGAATATGGATATTACCCCTGATAAGGTATCAGCTGTAAAAGAAAAACTTAACGAATTAGATAAACTGGGTGCAACAGCAGAAGAAAAAAAGAATTATCTATTAGGTTCAAGTGGTGGTGGTTCAACTTTAACTCCATCCTCCCAAGCAGTAGAAGGTGTTAGAGAAAATATCTTAAAAGCTCCTACAATCGAAGATGCAAGAAGGATAGATAAAAACAATAAAGCAAAATACGGAGATACTGCCGGTATACCGGATGTGGATAAATATTGGAGTGATGAAAGAGTAAAACGGATGGACTCCTTAAAACAGAATGTAGATAGATTATTAGATGAAAAGAAGAGTCTAAGGAAAGGAACTATAAGCAAGGAAGAATTAGCAGGAATGGGTATTGAAACTAAAAATGATACAGAAAAAGTTGAATTAGTCTATAAACAGATAAGGAAAGAGTATATAAAATATAAAAAAGCACTGGAAAAAATGGGGGTAGATGTTAGCCAATATCCTGAACTGATGTCTTATGAAACATATCTTAAAGCAGATGCAACCCCTGGAACAAATTGGAATCCATTCAATTGGGGGAAAGGGCAAAAACCTCCAGTCTATTAAAGGTGAAATATGATTAAATTTAGTTGGGACATAAAAGAAGAAGAGGAAGAAGAAGAAGAAAAAAAATCTCTAATCTTTAGTTGGGATAAACCTTCTGTACCTTCTACAACTATGCCTACTACCCAACCCCTTCAAACTCAATTAGGCATAGGTGCGACAGCAACAGCAGGGGCTACTTTAGATATACCTGAACAACCTAAAAACATATCCTATTTTAGTGGTAGTGAAACCAAACAACCTACCGTTCCTAAACCACTTGTTAGTGTCTTTGGTACATGGGAAGCAAAGAAGAAAGTTAATCCACAATTACAGAAAATGGAAGATTTTGCTATTCAAATGGCAAAAGAAGCAGGGCAGACCCCACAGGAAAAGGTTGCATGGCTACAAGAGCAGATTACAGGCGAGCCACAGGAAAGTACCTTAAACGCTATTAAGAGCTTTAAAAATCCTAATTCCTTCTTTATCAAGCCACCCGAACAGTATAAAGAAGCTGTTCAATTAAAGCAGTCTTTGCAGGATATTCAACTTAAA